GGATATGTGCCATTAGACTGCGGATATAAAACGCCCTTGCTGACACCGGTTTCGTAAAGTCTTTTACCGACTTCATCCCATACAAGTTTGGACATTTCTTCTTCCTCCTTAGAAATATAGTGTTAATACATCGTGGTAGAGATTCTCGGATTTATATGACGTATCATAAGCACAATATGGAATCATCAACAATTTAGAGATAACTTGATTATCAGGTTTCTTATCGATCACTACCACGCTGTATTTTTTGGTAAGTAAGTAAGCTGTGTTATCAGCTTTGTCTTTTTTTATGCCAGTCATAGAATACTTAATCGCTGGGTATTCCATTTTGACTGATTCAGGTGGTTGGAAATAAACGTGCCTGGAACCAAGCAGTTCTTCCAACTTATTCTGTAGCTCCAGGCGAGTTCCCATTCCAAATACCTCCTATAGATAAGATCATCCTGGGATATTGGAGTTCAACATCAGTTACTTTCCATTTCGTCCCCAGGATATCAACATATGCTATACAAGAATGATTCTCGAAAGCAAATGGGTCGGCCAAGATGCTCAGAACATTCGCAAGGTTGAGATTATCATTGATCTCACCTGAGCTCTGACGTTTCCAGCGATTGCTCGTCATGTCGCCATAATACTCATGCTCTTCAACAGGGTTATCCCATACCCCAGGCTCAATTTCCCTTACCGGAAGAGTGAATCCTATCTTGCCGAACCATTTACTCATATCGATTCACTCCTTGATCATTTGTCAGACTTAACTGTCGCAAGTTTGGCTGTTGTGGCTGTAGCAGAATCTGTCGTCACATATGTAACAGTCGCCACATTTCCGGCAACAGCACAGCTGACCGGTTTATATAATGTACCGGCAACATCGATCATAAGTCCTTTGATATACGCATCCTGCAGCTCAGCGCAAGTCACTTTGTTCTTACAAGCAGAATCGTAATATGCATATGCATCGTTTGCTTTTCCGTAAACTTTTCTCACTGCGACATTCACGTCGTCAGCGACTGGACGAATTTTTTCGATCATGACTTATCCTCCTTATGCGATTTAGGCTACCGGTTCCTCAAGAGCGATAGCGGAATATACCTGAGTAAGCGCACCGGAGAGTCTTGTCTCCAGCATGTATTTGTAGCGGTTGAAGTCCATGTCGAAATCTTCGAACTTGGTAACTTCACCACCTCTGGTGGAACCGAACTGATAGTCTGCCAGGTTTACAAACAGACCAAGCAGTTTCTTCTTACCACCGCCGGATGTTCTCTCCAGACCCTCAAACTGTTCAACAGTCTGGATAGATGCTACATTGAGCGCTGCAGCAAGATCTGCTTTGGAATCGTAAATACGGCGGCCATTAAGATCTCTTGCCAGAAGCATTACGTTCAGCAGGTGCGGTGTACAGTACAGATCCGGTGTACCTGTGCCTTTGAATTTTTCTCTGGAATACAGCGCAGCTTCGATCATAGCCTCTGCCTTGACGTAGTTCTCGCTGAAGTTTGCTCCAGTATTGGTACCCTGCAGTTTGGTTTTGGCTGCTTCGAAATCAACGTCCTGATGGATGCAGTACAGCTCGTCGTCATGCCAGATGGAACGAATATGATCCTCATGGATTTTGTCCGGATCACCATCTTCACGTCCGTCACCGACAAGTGCTGCCATAGCCAGCTCTTCATTCAGAACGTGTCTCATCATCTTCCACTGATAAGCAACCACATCGAAATCTGTAATATCCACTACATCATCTCGGTGCATCTGATCTTTGATGTACACTGTCTGAGGATCAGTGGTACGGCTGAGAAGTTTGATCTTAGCCATGTCCTCTTTGTAATTACCTTTCTTCTGGTATCCTTTAGCTTTCAGATCTGCAATACGAGCATCAGCCTGGCGAGTACGGATTCTGCTGTACGGAGATTTATGGATTTTAGACATTACAGAATCAATCCATGTCTGATCTCTTTCGAGCGTATCCGGCTCACCTTTCTTCAGCAGTTCGTATTCCGGGAACAGAGCTTCCACTTCATCATCGAATACACCATGAGCAAGTGTGTCAGAGTTTTCCTCTGCGAAAATCTCCATTGCCTGTTTCAATGTTCCGACATTGCTCTGCTTAGCCATAGAGATGATTCTCTGCTCATCGGAATGACTCAGTACAGTGCCCTGGTCTGTATCTTTATTGTCAAATACATTATGTTTCACTACTTTTCCTCCTTCTTCTTCATCGTCATCAGAGTCGTCTACTCCATTTTTTTCGAGAGCATGACCTACCATTGCGTACATAACTGTTTTCTGTTCTTCAGTCATGGAATCGATTACGTCTTCAACGGTTTTTTCTCCAGTTTTCGCTCCCTCATTTTTCTTTTCTTCTGCCACTTTTGAATCTCCTTTCTGGTTGTTTTCAGTATCAGCGGAATGATAGAGCATAATATTTTCATCCCAGGATGCTTCAAGCTCTTCTTCGCCGTCTGCGCTGTGCGCCATAATAAAATCCACGTAGGCACCAGGATTAGCTCCAGCCAATACAAGACTGAGTTCTCTGATGTTTCCGTGGATCACATCTTTACCGATATGTTTTAACTGATTTGCCCAAATAGACAGTGATCGTACATCGCCATTCTGGACAAGTTTCTTCGCGGTCTGCCCCTGTTCGGTATCGTTGAACACTCCGTAGGCATATACGCCATCTTCACGATTTTCAAGAACAGCATGTCCAAGTACCGCATTTGGATCATTGTGTTCATGATTCCAGACAAGCGGGACTTCGCAGCCGTCGTTCTCTTTAAACGCATCTTTTCGAATCGTTCGCCCATCGCCACAGAGCAGATCGTTCCTAGTGGCATAACCACTGAAATCGCATTTAACCATTTTGACTGTATCCTCCTTCTTCATATGCTTCGGTAGCGCTAGAAGTCTGAGACATGTCCTGCTTAGCTTGACTGATGTTGCTGTTGACTAACTCATCTGCCTTCGGATCTTTAGATGGCTGCATACCAACAATCTGACGGATCTCATTGGAGGTCATGATTTCGTTACGTGTAAACTTATCAGCGATTTCTGCGATATCATTGACTGGAACCAGTCGGAATGGATCTCTGAAATAGACAATAGACTGTAACTGCGACCGAGCGGTCTTTGTGAGAAATTTTCGTTTTAATTCATCAACAATGGCCGAAATTATTGGTTCGACTGTGCGATTCATATAATTCAGCATTGTTTTTTCATCAGCCGTACCATCGAGCACTGACTGGGTAATGCCGAGCTGGCTATAAACCATGTTGGTAAGGTATTCAACCTGTTTGAGCAGATTGTTTTCCAATGAACGGTTCAACTGGGTGATTTTCTCTGTTCCATCTGTATACGCAATGCCATACTGAGAATCAGCCAACTGATCGATAATATCTTTTCGCCTTCGCTCAACCTGCTCACGTCGGGTCTCCGTCTTTATTACATACGGAAGCTGTATAATCAAATCCAGTTTTCCGGATGCCGTTTGTTCATCTGTCACATCCAATAAACTGAGTTTTCTAATAAGACGCTGCATGGTTGAGTTGTATTCGTTGACCACTGCATATAGCGGATTTTCGATAATGGCCACCTGGTTTTTAGGGAGTAAAATCTCTTCTTTTTCGCCGGTTCGGTCATTGTACAAACGAACCCTTATCATATCTGGATACCATTCCGTAATCTTTCCGGTTCGCATGGAATCAATCTGGTACGAATTTGAACTTTTCGGGTCGATGGTGGTTTCGACTGGAACCAAAGCTACACAACCCTCATCGAGCATCGATAATACTACATCCTGAATGAAAGCCCGGCCTGTCTGATCTTTGTTTGCCTCTAAATTAAGGCAATTATTCAAACCGGAATCAATATCTTCTACATAGCGTCCGTTCTTATCCAATCGACAATGTTTGATATTAACGGATGATACATCAAGAGCAATTCTGTTAAATATGGACGTTGCTATTGATTTCTCATTTCCTCTACTAAGCCGTGGCCTATCAGGACGTAAGGAATATCCCGGACCAGTGATTATATACTGGGTTGGGTCACGACTTGTGAATGCGTTCCAGGCATGAGCAAGCCTA